GAAAATATCAGGGTTCTGATAATAGCGGAAAAACTGCACTACTTTCAAATGGAGTTAAATATAGACAAACAGGAAAAGCGGTTGACCAAAACGACATAAACGCGAGAAAATTAACCATTACGGACATCTCGAACATTACCGGTGTACCGGTTACGCTTCTTGGTCAAACAGAAACCTTTAATAACTCCGAATTACTTAATAGGATGTTCGTTCAGTACACATTACGCAGCTGGACCAAGCGAATCGAATCCGAATTTAACTCCAAATTATTTCCGCGGTCACAATGGGGTAAGACCTTTGTAAAATTTGATTTAGATGGATTATTACAAGGCGATACCGATTCAAGAGCGCGATTATATCAGACAATGTATAATATTAGGGCATTAAACCCTAACGAGATTAGGAAGAAGGAAGGTATGAACGGATACGATGGTGGAGACGAATACGGAATGCCATTGGCATCAAATTCTAAAGAAAACGTAAATCCAGAATAATGGAAAAAGAAATAAGAACATTTGGCTTGGAATTGAGGGCAATGGATAAAGAAGAAAAACGAACCGTGCGCGGATACGCTGCCACATTTGAAAAGAGAAGCGGAGATTTAGGCGGATTCATCGAAAAAATCGACCGGGAAGCATTTTCAGATACGGACATGGAAGATGTCCGGGCATTATTTAACCACGATTCTAATTTCGTTTTGGGCAGGACCAAATCCGGAACATTGCGATTGATGGTGGATGAGAATGGATTAGCATACGAAATCGATATGCCTGATACCCAGTTAGGGCGAGATATGTACGAATCAATCAAAAGAGGAGATATATCTCAATCTTCATTCGCGTTCACAATCGAAGATGATGAATACCGAAAGGAAGGAGATACCGTATATAGAACTATTAAAAAAATTAAGAAACTATACGATGTTGCTCCGGTTACGTTTCCGGCATACGAAAGCACATCGGTACAGGCACGAAAAATAGACGAATTAAAAAATCAAGAATTAAAGGAAGAAAATTCCAACACGGATGCCATTCGGAACCGTGAATTATATTTATTAAAATTAAACAGAAAGTAATTATGAAAAAATCTGATGAACTACGTCAGGCACGCGCTGAAGTGTTGGATCAAATGACCGCGCTTCATCGCTCTGCCGGTGGAAATGATTTCACCGAAGAAATGAGTAAAAAGTGGGATGAATTGAGCAAGAGGGCTGAAGATTTAAACAAGTCAATTGAAAGAGAATCTTTTATCGAGGCTGAAGAATTAAGAAAGGCTAATGAGGAAGCGAAAAGAAAGGCGAATGAGGACGCGAGAAGAAACGTTAGCAAAAAGACCGAAGAAGAAAAGGTTGCTACTGAATTTAGATTGACTGGACACGATGGAGCGATTACTCAATTGGTTGAAGGAAGAAGATTAGAAGGAGTTGCGGCTGAAATGCACCAAGAAGGTGTTAGAGAAGCACGAGCAGCTGGTTTAACACCTAATGGTAACTTGACCATTCCTACAATGCTGATGAGAAGTCCGGGTACCAAAAGGGATATGACTGCTGGTACTACTACTCAAGGTGGATTTACTATTCAAACTGAAGTAGGCGCATTGATTCCATTCCTCGATCCAAGGTTGGTAACTGAATCGTTAGGTGCTACTTACCTTACTGGTTTAACTGGAAACATTGATTTTCCACGAAACGATTCTGCTGCTACTGCCGTTTGGGAGGGAGAGACAGACGTTAATCAAGAGACATCACCAACTTTTGATAGAATCCAGATGTCTCCTAACAGATTAGGCGCATTTACAGACATCTCTAAACAATTGATGGTTCAGTCGACTATCGATGTTGAGAATATGATTAGAACGAGATTATCTGTTGCAATCGCTAATGCTTTAGATACTGCTGCGATTAATGGTAGCGGAAGTTCAAATCAACCAACCGGTATTTTAAATACATCCGGGATTGGTGATGTAGCCGGAGGGACCGATGGGGCAAATCCAACGTTTGCAAATATTATAGAACTCGAAACTGATGTAGCATCCGCGAATGCCGATTTCGGCAACTTGGCTTATTTGACTACTCCGGGCGTTAGAGGATATTTAAAGACTGCTGAAAAGGCAAACAATACTGCTCAATTCATTTTTGTTGATGGTGCAGTAGCTGGTGAAGGGCAATTGAATGGTTATAGAGCAAGAGTTTCTACTTTAGTGCCATCTGATTTAACTAAAGGAAACGGAAGCAATCTTCACGCGATTATTTTTGGAAATTTCAGTGAGCTCATAATTGGAAGCTGGGCAGGAATCGACCTCGTGATAGATCCATTTACGAGTGCAAAGAATGCTTTAGTTACATTAGTAGTAAATTCTTGGTGGGATGTAGCGGTAAGACACGCTGCTTCATTCTCTGCTATGAAGGATGCTTCTGTTGTTCAAGGTATATAATCTAAAATGAATAAAGAAATGAATAAATTAATGTTATTTGGTGGTGCAGTCATTTTGGCTGCATCGTTAATCTTTACTGCAGCAAGAAATTCTGAATTTGATGCTGGGTATGAGATTTACAGAACTACGGCTTCTGACACGATTACCAATACAGAAGCTGATACCATCACAATTAATCCGTTGTTATATTCCTTTTGGAAGTATAATCACACAGTTAAGGGTGTGCAAGAATCAGGAACAATTGATTTGACGTTGACAGTAGAAGAATCTAACGCATTAAGCGGAGATGAATGGTACACAATTGCAACTGATTCTGTCGATTCAGATGGAGAAATTACAGATATGTTCGGAGATAATTATGGTGTAAGACAAAGAATTATCATAACTGGTGCTGGTACACAATCTGCTATTTATACTCACAGAATTACTTTAAAGAAACCTTATTAATATGAGCGATTTGATAAGAGTTAAGTTTATCAAATCTCCTACCGGAAAGTTCAGAATGGCTTATAATGCTGGTCATTCTGGACTTGTCCGCAAGGAATTAGCTGATAAATTAATAAAAGAAGGTTACGCGGTTTTGGTTGAATCTACAAAAGTCGAAACCAAAACAAACACAGAAGCGGAAACGGCAACGAACACAGCAAAAAAACGCACTACTCGTAAAAGTAAATAATGGGTTACTTTAAAGTTACATCTGGTCCTTCTACTCCTATTCTGACTACGGCAGAAGCAAAGAATTATTTAAAAATAGACACCTCCGCTGATGACACGCTTATTTCTGATATGGTTGCTTCGGCAACTGACTACTGCGAAAATTATTTGGGTCAAAAATTCATTACACAGACTATTGCAGAAGTTTTTGACAAAATTCCGAAGCCGAAAATAGGCGATTTGTTTCCGACCTTGTTTTTAACCGTCCATCCTGTGCAATCGGTAACGAGCATAACCTACACGGACACTAACGAAACGGAGCAAACTTGGAACGCATCCTTATACAAGGTAGATACCTACCGAAAGGCAGCACGAATCACACCATCTTATGGCGAAGTGTTCCCGGATATATTGGCTGAAATTAATTCGTTAACGGTTACTTATGTAGCTGGATACGGAGACGCATCTTCAGATGTTCCGGCTTCGATTCGACAGGCAGTAAGATTGGTTTTGTCCGATATGTACCACAACCGAAGCGACTTTGTAAAGGAGAAGTATTCAGCTTCACAGTCGCTCCTTGACAGATTGAATTATAACTTATTTATCGGAATCTGATGAAAGTTTGGAATAAAACGGAAATATTGGGCAGAATGAACGAGCGGATTGCGATTGAATCCGTTTCAGAAACCAGAAGCGCATCAGGAGCCATATCTGAATCTTGGTCCACATTCGCAACCGTATGGGCTGCGATTTCGTATCAAAAGGTGGGTACAGATGAAAAGGAAATAGTGGCGAAACAGACAACGGTTAGGAATGTAGAATTTACGGTAAGACATAGAACTGATATAACCGAGAAGATGCGGATTAATTACGATTCAAGGTATTATGATATTGACCGGATTACTTTTGAACCAGAGAAACAGTTTATGGTACTTGAAGCTAAAGCGTATAAATAATGATAGAATTAAGTCAAGCAGATTTAATACAGTTTAATAAGGATGTTGA